TAAATATCAAACAGATGCAACAAACAGTGAAGCTTTCACTGATTTTGCTAAATGGCATTTTGTTCACAGTATTGGTGGAACTGATTACATTAGTAGATTACCAATCGACGTAGCAGCAGACACACAGTATCATTTTAAAATTAAAATCGATAGTGATAGAAAAGCGACTATTTTTGTAAATGGTATACAATACAATGTTACAGAAACTTCAGGTTCTACAGGCGGTACAGCAGTAACAGCAGTACAACCTGGAAAAGCAGCAACTAAAACTGCAGCATTAACTAATGATGTGGATTTAATTCCATACATTGGTATTGAAGCAGGTGCGGCAGCAGCTGAAGCAGTAAACGTACACTACCAATCAATTAGTAGACACGTTTTTGAATAATAAATAACTTTATGATGGGGCTTCGGCCCCATCTAATAATCTTGATTAAGGAGGGATTATGGCAGACACAGTAACAGGACCAACTATCATGCAAGAAAACGATGTTAGAGTGGTTATCAAAATAGTAAATCAATCAGACGGAACAGGTGGAACAACAGTATTTGGTGATGTTTCAGCCATGGCTAACAATGCAAATGGCGCATCTTGTCTACACTTAGTTTTACAAAGAGTATGGTATTCAGCTCAAGGTGGAGATGGTGGTGACTCTTATGCACGTTTAGATGAAGAAGATGATGATGGTGATATACCTATCATTGGTTTAACAGGATCTGGTTATTGGGACTTTAGAGAATTTGGTGGATTAAAAACTGACAAATCAAACAATACTAATCAAAGTGATGTTAACTTTGTTGTTCCAGGCACAGCAGATGCTGCAAACATGTATACGGTAATAGCAGAATTTAAGAAATTATATTAGGAAGGTAGCAGATGGCTAATACTACTTCCGGAACAGTAACGTTCGACAAAACATTTTCTGTTGATGAAATTATTGAAGAAGCTTACGAGCGACTTGGAATACAAGTTAGTTCTGGTTATCAATTAAAAACAGCAAGAAGATCTCTTAACATTCTTTTTCAAGAATGGGGTAATAGAGGTATTCATTATTGGGAAGTTGGTGAAGCTAATATAGATGTAATTGAAGGTCAAGCTGAATATACTTTTTATAGAGCAACTGGAGATGGTACAAGTTCTGTAACAAACCCTGCTAATACTTATGGTGTTGCAGATGTTCTTGAAGCAACTTTAAGATCTAATAGAACTCAAACTACACAAACAGACTCTTCTTTAACAAAAATTTCTAGAGCAACTTATTCTGCATTATCAAGTAAATTATCTAAAGGAACACCAGCACAATTTTTTGTGCAAAGATTTATAGATAAAACTACAATAACAGTTTATCCAACAGCAGATTCTTCTAATGCATCTAAAGATATACATTTTTATTATTTAAAAAGAATACAAGATGTAGATTCTACATATACTGATGCAACAGATCTTCCATACAGATTCGTACCTTGTATGGTTTCAGGACTAGCTTTTTATTTAAGTCAAAAAGTAAATCCGCAGTTAACACAAACAATGAAGTTATATTACGAAGATGAATTAGCAAGAGCACTATCAGAAGATGGTTCTGCTGCTAGCACATACATAACTCCTAAAAACTACTACCCGAATATATAATGGCAAAAATAAAAATTATTAAAAGTCTACGTAAAAAATTATTTCCTTTAGAAATTAAAAAAGGACCTGGTGCAGAAGAAAAAATTGGTGACAAAATTTTTAAACTTGATCCAAAAACTCCTTATTATAACGTTGATGAGTTAGGATCTCCTCCACTTCATAGAGGAGGAGGTGCTTCTGGAACACAAAAGAAAAAACAAAAAGAAATAGGTAAAAAAATTGAAGAAGGATTTAAGAAAAAAGACAAAGAAAAAAAAACAAGAGATTTGCAAATGGGTGGATCAAAATATTTACGAGGTGGTGGAATTGCACAACGTGGATTAGGTAGAGCATTTATGAAAGGTGGAAAAGTTAAATAATGGCAATAGGAAAATACGCAAAAGCAATATCAGATAGGTCAGGATTTGAATTTCCGTATAACGAAATGGTTAGGGAATGGAATGGCTCGCTTGTGCACAAATCAGAATTTGAACCTAAACATCCACAATTAGAATTAGGTACACATGCTGCAGACCAAGAGGGTCTAATGAATGCAAGACCTGATAGAGTAGAAAACTCTGTTGCAACAATATTAAAACCAAATCCTTTTGAAACTATTGCAGCTTCATCAGGAATTATAAATGTATCAGAACAATCGCATGGTAGATCAACAGGAGATACTATAAGATTTAGAGGATCACCATCTACTGCTGGTACTTTTGCAAACCCTGCAAATTTTGATGGTATAACAGGATCAAATGTTGCCAAGTCTGCTGGGTATTCTATTACAGTTGGTAAAAGAGATTCAAGCGGTAATATTACTAATACAACAGATTTCTACCACTTTACTGTAGACACAGATACTGCTACAAGTGGAAGTGAATCAGGAGGAGGAGAGAATTGCTCGGCAGGTCCGGCAACTCTAACAGCATAATGGCAGGATTAAGTGCATCAGGACTAATAACACAAATAAGAAGCTACACAGAAGTAGATAGCACTGTATTGTCAGATTCAGTTGTAGAAAATATTATTTTAAATGCACAATATAGAATTTTTAGAGATATACCAATTGATGCAGATAGAAAAACATCTACAGGTAATTTTACAGCTGGAACAGGGACTGTAACTGTCCCAGCAGGAGCCGTGTTTATTAGAGCAGTGCAAGTTTATACTGCAACTGGATCTACTTACACTGGTGCTAATACATATTTAGAAAAAAAAGATTTAACATTTTTAGAAGAATATATTTCAGCAACTACATCTACTGGCACACCAAAATATTATGCTATGTTAGATACAGGAGCAACTGGAGAAAGTTCATCAAACTCTGGATCTATAATTGTATCACCAACACCAAGCGATACGTTTGCTTATAAAATTCATTACAATGCAGCGCCAGCATTATTAGAAAATAATGATACTAATTATATTAGTATGAATTTTCCAAATGGTCTGTTATATTGTTGTTTAGCAGAAGCTTATTCTTTTTTAAAAGGACCAACGGATATGTTGCAACTTTACGAAGGAAAATATAAAGAAGCAGTGCAGACATTTGCTGCAGAACAAATTGGAAGACGAAGAAGGGATGATTACACGGATGGTGCTTTAAGAATACCAATTCAATCACCACCACAATAGGAATTAAATTATGGCATCAACATACACAGATCTCGGTATAGAAAAAATGGCAACTGGCGAAAACGCCGGTACATGGGGAACAAAAACTAATACTAACTTAGAAATTATAGAAAAATCAATTGCCGGTTATGTAGAACAAGCAGTAACTAGTGGTGGAACAACAGCATTAAGTATTACAGATGGAGATGCAACAGAGTCTACATCGGTTGCAAGACACGCTGTTATAAAATTAACAGGTACAATAACAGGTAATTCTATTGTAACTGTGCCAGATTCAATAGAAAAAGTTTACATTGTAACTAACGGCACATCAGGTGCATACACTGTTCAATTTAAAACAGCATCAGGAACAGGTATTACTTTTGGAGTATCAGAAAAAACTACAAGATTAGTTTACTCAGATGGAACAAATCTTGTTGATGCAGGTTTTGGTGGAGCAACTGATATGGAAGGGAGAGAGTTAGTTTTAGATGCTGATGGTGATACAACCATTACAGCAGATACAGATGATCAAATAGATATTAAAATTGCTGGTGCAGATGATTTTCAATTTACGGCAAATACTTTTACAGCGCAGTCAGGTAGTACAATTGCTGCACAAGCATTAACTGCTACAACAGTTACAGCTAGTGGTATTGTAAAAACAGATGACACTACTGAAGCAACTTCTACAACAGATGGATCACTACAAACTGATGGTGGCTTATCTGTAGCAAAAGATGCAGTGCTTGGTGATGACCTTAAATTATTAAGTGACTCTGCTGTATTAAGTTTTGGTGCAGATTCAGATACAACTTTAACACATACTGATGGAACAGGTTTAACTTTAAATTCAACTAATAAATTTCTTTTTAGAGATACTGGTTTATATATTAATTCATCTACAGATGGCCAATTAGATTTAGTAGCAGACACAGAAATACAAATAGCAGCTACAACCATAGATATTAATGGTGCTGTTGCAATGGATGGTGCTATAACTGGTGCTACTAATATTACTTTATCAGGTGAATTAGATGCAGCAACAGGAGATTTTTCTGGTGATGTAGATGTTGATGGTACATTAGAAGCAGATGCTATTACAATTAATGGCACAGCTATTGGTTCAATTTATGGCGCAGTTGCAGGAAGCTCTAGTATTGTTACAACAGGTGCTTTAGACTCTGGATCAATTACTTCAGGATTTGGCAATATTGATACAGGATCATCTACAATTACAACTACAGGATTAATTACTGGTGGTTCATTAGATATTGATGATGTTTTAATTAATGGAACAACAATCGGTCACACAGATGACACAGATTTAATTACATTAGCAAATGGTGTTGCAACAGTTGCAGGAGAAATTTCTGTAACAACTTTAGATATTGGTGGAACAAATGTAACTGCAACAGCAGCAGAAATTAATTTAATAGATGGTGGTACTGCAAGAGGCACGACAGCGGTTGCAGATGCAGATGGTATTCTTCACAATGATGGTGGCACAATGAGAATGACTAGTGCTGCAACATTTAAAACATATTTTCAAACAGGTATTTCTTCAGCAGCAGATGATATTACAGCAGGTGATTCAGCAGTTACTATTTCAACTTCATCAGGTAATATTACAATTGATGCTACAGCAAATGACTCTGATATTATATTTAAAGGTACAGATGCTACTGCTGATATTACTATGCTTACTCTTGATGGTAGTGATGCTGGTACTGCTACATTTAATCATGATATTATTTTAGGTAATAATTCTTTTGTACAATTTGGAGATGCTGGAGAAAAAATTACAGGAGACGGAACTGATTTAACAATAAACTCATCTAATGATTTACACTTAACAGCCACAACAGATATTAACATTCCAGCAAACGTTGGTTTAACATTTGGCGATGATGGAGAAAAAATTGAAGGTGATGGAACTAACTTAACAATATCATCTAGTGGAACAACAAGGATTGATAGTACAGGAGATATTACATTAGACGGTAGTAATACAATGAAAATTGAGAGTGCAGCTACAGAATATTTAAGAATTTCAAAAGGTGGTTCTTCAGAATTTATTCGTTGTATGTTACAAGATAAAGATTTAACTATTCAAGGTAATGATGGTGGATCTCAAATTGATGCTATAGTTTTAGATATGTCAGATGCTGGAGCAGCAACTTTTAGTGACAAAGTTACAATAGGTGATGGTAAGTTAGTTTTAAACTCAACAGCAGTTACATCAACTGCGGCAGAACTTAATTTACTTGATGGAGTATCAGGATTAGTTCAAGCAGACTTAACAAAATTAGCTGCAGTAGATTCAACAGCAGCAGAACTAAACATTGTTGATGGTGGCACATCAGCTACTTCAACAACAGTTGCAGATGCGGACAGAGTTGTATTAAACGATAATGGTACAATGGTCCAAGTTGCAATGACCGATATTAAAACATACATTGGTGGTGGTACATCATGGCAAGCAGTTAAAACATCAAACTTTACAGCTTCTGCTGGTCAAGGTGTATTTTGTAATACAACAAGTGCAGCGTTTACTTTAACCTTACCTGCTTCACCTTCAATTGGTGATGAAGTTTCATTTGTAGATTACGCAGGAACATTTGATACTAACAATTTAACAATT